AGAAATATGTACCGACATAACTTTCAATCGTTCCCAACATATCTAAACGGTTCTGTAGAATTTCTGCATTCTTCAGTTCTGTAAAGTGTCCGTCTTGCATAAAGTCAAACTGCAAGTGTTCTTTAATCAACGGCCATTCGTCTTCTGCGATTACACCTTTAAGAATAAGTTGTGTACGAAGCATATCCAAGAACAGTGTAGAAAACTTCTTACGAATTTTCTGTACGAACTTAGTAAACTTGAGTTCATCTCTTGTGATGTTATCAGAACGACCAATAGAGAATGAGTTCTCTGCCTCAAGTCTTGAGATTGGTACGTTCAGTGAACGATATAATTTGTTTTGGAAGTATTTGATATCATCAATCTCACCAAGGTTTGAACCGCCTGGCAAAGTTGTAATCTCTGTACCTCTACCACCTTCTCTACGAGGCAACCAGAAGTCTTCCAACATAGACATATGATTTCTGTCATCTCTAATCTCACCAGTTCGTGCATCATACACCAACTTGTTACGATAACGATTCATTACGTCTTTCAAGTATGCTTCTGCTTTGACTTTAGGTAAGTTACCAACATCAATGTAGAAGATACGTCTTTCAGGCGCACGAGAGATACGATAGATAACCAACGCATCCTCAATCATACGCAACTGATTGACAGGTTTAATTGCTTTGTGTAAGTAAGACATTACTGTACCCTGATGCATATCGACCAAACCTGATGGACAGTATGTGATAGAGTCAGCAGTAATACGAATACCGTTAGATGTTCCTGTATTCTGTTCCCAACCTTTGTCGTTGAACAAGTAGAAATCTTCAACACCTTTGACCATATCCATGCCAAATTTACCGTCTTGTTCTTTCCTTGTCTCTCTTACTTTCTTAATCTTACGAGGGTCAATATATCGAACCTCTTTAATTCCCTTGCGAGGAGATTTTGAATCAATAAGTTTGTGATAGTAAATCCTTCCATCCACATACCAACGTCTAAAAATGTCATGTCCTTTTGAATCAAAGTCAAGCAAACGCAAGACCTCATTGAACTCTTCACGAATTTTAGATTTGATTTTTGGGGAAAGGTCTAGTCTATCAAGACTAACTGCAACAGATTGTCCTCTTTCGTCAGAGACAATTGATTCGTTTGCGATATCTTCAATAGCACTATCACACTCTGGTTGTTGTGCAATATCACGATATCGTCTAATTAAATCTACTTCATTTCTTTCACGACCATCCATATCAAGGACGGACGCATAATGTCCACCACCTGATACTACATCAAGGGTGCCATCGTCAGTAGAGGGAGCAGTGAAACCATCACTACTCCCACCCTGATTTGCTTTTGTGATTCTGAAACCAAAAAGTTCAGCCATAATATTAAGTCTCCTAATTTTACCCTACTATTTAGTAGGATTGTAAAACTAGTTTGCTAAATTACTTGCAGAGAAACTAGTGTATCTCCAAGTAACATCAAAGGTTTCAATTTCACTTACAGTATCATAGTTCAAGTCAATTGGCGCAATAACTGTTGGCCAACAATTCTTGAGGGTATAAGACTTTAGAATTTTACCATCTCTACCCAATTGGTCAACAAAGAGGTCAGCAACATAAAGTGCCATGTTGTCAACACCCTGATTATCGTCCAAGTTATTAATACCGTTCATCCATGATTCCATACCATTTCTGACAAAGAAGTCTGTGTCATTGATGATAGTAGTATTCCATGTCTCGAAAGTTCTGTCACCAGCGATATACAATTGTCTACCTCTGAAGTTTACAGGAATTTCTGTAATGGTTTGACCAGGCAACTGTGCAGCCTTAATCATAAATGATGTTTTTTCAAACTGTCCTTCTAGTCCAGTTGCAACAGCTGGAGTTGTAACTGTTACTCTGAATTGGTTTGCTCTTGCACCACCACCTTGTAGTTGTGATTTGAAGTTGTCTATACTAGCCATGATTAACCTCCTACCTCACTAAACTCGACACCAGTTCTTACGGCGATAAAGTTCAGTGTAATAAAGTTGATTGAACGGGCAGGTTTAATAAAAATGTCTCCAACGAATTCATTTCTATCAATCACCTCTCCAGTGTTATTTGTTCCGTCACAAACAACAGAGAAGTCAGTAATACCTCTTCTACCTTGTACGTCACGAAGGAATGGTTCTACTAGGTTTCTAAATTGTGCCTGTGTGAAGTTATCATTAAACTCAAACAGTTGGAATTTAGCAGCAGTTGCAATCGCCTTCTCAAGTACGAGGAACAATCTACGCACGTTAATTCTATCAAAAGCAGAAGGTCTTGAAAGAGCAGTCTTGTCACCAAACAAGAGTGTTCCCTGACCTGGCTGTGAAATGACAGGATTGATACGAGCAGGATAAATGATATCCCTTTGAGATTTGTTAGGATTGTATGCAAGTTTAACTGCACCACGAATCTGTCCTCTGTTGTAACCAGCAGGTGAAAACCAAGGGTCAGCAACATTGTCTGTATTCGCAGCAAGTCCAGCGATATCACCGTTCAAAGGAACGTAACGATATACATCTGAGTATCTGTCATACATATACTTGTAACCAGAATCAAACACTGCATAAGACGAACTTGCGAGTTGGTCAAAGAAACCAACAACATTAGATGTCTGAGTGATAGCACTTGTTATACCAACAACATCTTCTCTTCTTGGAGAGATGAAACTAATACAATCTTTTCTTGCCTCACACAGGTCTATAATCATCGTTGCGTGTGTTACACCATCTGTGCCAGCAGGACAAGAACCTGCCATAACAAGGTTGATGTCGATTGTGTCTGGGTCAACAAACAACTGATATGCAGTATCTAACTCACCAACTGTTGGTGTGTCATCTGTACCACCAGTAAGTGGAGATGCAATAACACCAGCGTGTGTTGCAGTTGAAGCATATG